GTATGGCGTGATACACAAGTCGCACATATGAGGGTGTGGTGTCAGAGGTAGAAAAATGGCAGAAAGCAAGAAAACAAGCGGTACGAGGTACCGTAAAACACCGGCAAAAAAACCGAAAAAAACAGAAATAAGCACAAAGAAAGCGAGAATAACCCGCGAGGTTACAAGGCTTAAGAAACTTTTCAACGATATAGACGAGAACAAGAAGAAGCTCGTTGAAACCACGATCAAAGACGTGGCTTTCATGACCGTTGAGATGCAGGATCTTCGAGAAGAGATCACTAAGAACGGCTCAATCGAAGAATACAAGAACGGTGCGAACCAGTTCGGACGAAAAACGAGCGCAGCTTCTCAAAATTACCTTCAGTTCTCGCAAAAACAGACCGCAGCCATGAAGATTCTGCTTGACCAGCTCCCGAAAACGGAACCGAAGAAGCCGGACGCGGACGATTTCGAGGATTTTGTCTACAACCGGGCTGAGGTATGAAACGCGAACGGATAACCTATCCGGCGAACTACGATCCGATCACAGAATACTGGAACGAAATCAAGTCCGGCAGGGAAGTAGTTTCAGACAAGATCAAGCGATGGTACAAATACCAGGCGGGACGGATCAAGAAGCCGGACGGCAAGTATTTCTTCTCAAACGCAAGAGCAAACCACATTCTTGAGTTTGCGGAAAACTACTGTCGCCTGTCCAAAGGAACGAACGCAGGACGCCCTGTACGGCTCGAATTGTGGGAAAAAGCCCATCTTGCCGTTGTATTCGGATTCGTTGACATAAACGGATGCAGACAATACCGCGAGAGCATACTCATAGTCGGCAAAAAGAACGGAAAATCTCTTCTCGCTTCCATCGTCGGATTGTATCTCCAGATCGGCGACGGAGAACCCGGTCCTGAAGTCTATGCCGTAGCAACGAAGAAGGATCAGGCTAAGATAATATGGACAGAATCAAAGAGAATGGTCAGAAAAAGCCCGACTTTGTTACGGCGTATCAAGCCTTTGGTCGCTGAGCTGTCTTCCGAACTTTTTAATGACGGAGTATTCAAGCCGCTGGCTTCCGACTCAGACACTCTTGATGGTCTGAACGTTCACGGCTGTCTGATGGACGAGATTCACCAGTGGAAGAACGGCAAAGCACTATACGACATCATGGCCGACGGTACATCTGCGAGAGATCAGGCGCTTTTATATATAACCAGTACAGCGGGAACTATCCGCGAAGACATATATGACGATAAATACGACGAGGCTGAGCGCGTCATCAACGGATTATTCGACGAGAACGGATATCATGATGAACACTTAGCCGTTTTCATTTACGAGCTTGATGCCCGTAAGGAATGGATCGATCCGAAGTGCTGGAAGAAAGCAAATCCGGGACTCGGGACAATCAAAAAGCTGCAAACACTTGCGGATAAGGTGGAAAAAGCGAAAGAAAACCCGAAGCTTGTTAAGAACCTTGTCTGCAAAGAGTTCAACATCCGTGAAACAACATCTGAAGCGTGGCTGACATTCGAAGAACTCGACAACAAGGCGACATTCGACCTCGAAACCTTAAAGCCACGATACGGGATCGGAGGCTGCGACCTCTCAAGCACGACTGACCTTACAAATGCGACAGTCATATTCCAGGTTCCGGATGATGACAATATTTACGTGCTTCAAATGTACTGGTTACCCGAAGACTTGTTAGAAAAGAGATCGAAAGAGGACAAGATCCCGTATGATCTTTGGCTCGAGCAAGGCTTATTGCGAACAAGTCCGGGCAACAAAGTACATTACAAATATGTCTGCGAGTGGTTCGAAGAAGTTCAAAACACTTACGACATTTATATTTTCAAGGTTGGATACGATTCATGGAGTGCAACATATTTCGTAGAGGACATGAAAGGGCGTTTCGGCGCTTCTGTTATGATTCCGGTCATTCAGGGAAAGAAAACTCTTTCAAGCCCAATGAAATCACTCGGAGCGGACATCGCAAAGAAGAAGATCATCTACAACAACAACCCTATCCTGAAGTGGTGTATGGCGAACACGGCGATTGACGTTGACAAGAACGATAACATCCAGCCATCAAAGGGCAATCAGGCGACGCGAAGAATCGACGGACTCGCAGGCCTTTTGGATGCTTACGTCATATACGAGAACAACCTTGAAGAGTACAGATCATTGATATAAAGGTGTGACAATATGGGATTATTCAGCGGAAAACAGGAAAACGCAACGGAAACATCGATATACAAGATGGTCGTTGACTGCGGAAACGGCTTCTATGCTTGGAATGGCAAATTATATCGCTCGGAGCTCGTCAGAGCATGCATCAAGCCAAAAACAAAGGCAGTCGGCAAAGCGATAGCGAAGCATATCAGGAAAACGACGGACAATGACGGCAACAAGAAGATCCTTGTAAATCCTTCCGTGAACACACGGTTCATGTTGGAAGAGCCAAACGAGTTCATGACCGGACAAATGCTTCAGGAAAAGGTCGCAAATCAGCTGTCACTGAACGGAAACGCTTTTATTCTGATAATTCGAGACAGTTTCGGAGTCCCGGTCGGCTTGTATCCGATCCCGGCCGCTTCTGTCGAGGCAAAATATGACGAAAACCATGAACTGTACCTGAAGTTTTATTACTTAAACGGCAAACAGTCGGAGTTTTACTACAAAGAGATCATCCACATCCGCGACGACTTCTTTTTCAACGACATATTCGGGGAAAATCCGACAGAAGCACTCGCCGAAGTCATGGACGTGGTCGGAACGATCAATCAGGGTATCAAGGCAGCAATCAAGAACAGCAATATCATACGCTGGCTTCTGAAGTTCACAGCATCCATGCGCGATGAAGATCTCAAAGTAAAAGCACAGGATTTCGCTCAGAACTATTTACAGATATCGAACAATTCAACAACTGTCGCAGCTGTTGACGCGAAAGCTGACGCGATACAGGTTAAGAATGAGTCATATGTTCCGAATGCTGCAAATATTCAGACCCAGGAAGAAAGAGTGTATTCTTTCTTCAACACGAACAAGAAGATCGTTCAGTCGGCATACAGTGAAGATGAATGGATATCGTACTATGAGGCAACTATAGAACCTGTCCTTCAGCAGATGGCCGGTGAATATACACGCAAGCTCTTCTCGAGGCGTGAGCGCGGATGCGGTAACGAGATTATCTTTGACTCATCAAAACTGACATTTGCATCTATGAAAACCAAGCTCCAGCTCGGAGGACTTGCTGACAGAGGAATAATGACACCGAACGAAATCAGAGACGTGTTCAATCTTCCTCCGGTAGACGGCGGTGACGTACTTCTTCTCAGAAAAGACACAGGACACCTGACCGAAACCGAAGAAGAAAATGAATAATTGCACCGGTGCAACAAAAGGAGATAACAAATGCAGAACATCGAGGTAAAAGGAACCATCTGTGCAAATGATGATGGATGGATATACGACTATTTCGGTATCGAAAATACCACACCAAAAAAAATCAAAGAAGCACTCGCTGAAAGCGACAAGCCCGTCACCGTCGAGATCAATTCCGGCGGTGGCGATCTTTTTGCCGGAAACGAGATCTATTATATGCTTCACGAGCGCGGAAACGTCACCGTTGATATCGTGGGCATGGCTGCGAGCGCAGCAACTATCGTAGCCTGCGGTGGAAAGACTATTCGCGCGATTCCGGGAATGCAGTACATGATTCACAACGTATCGTGTGGCGCATTCGGTGACTACAACGAAATGGATAAAACGAGCGAGATACTTCAGAACGCGAACGTAGCCGTTTCAAATATCTACCAGCTCCGGACCGGCATGAGCGAGAAGGAATTACTCAAACTCATGAACGAAGAAACATGGATGGACGCGAAACGCGCAAAAGAACTTGGTTTCATCGATGAGATCATCGGAGAAAACAAAAAGCGCACTCTTAACAATGCGTTCTGTCAGATCCTCTCAGACGAGGTCAAAGAACGCATACGAAGCACGGTTTCTAATCCTGAAGAACTCAAGGATTTAGAGATAAAACAGAAACAATTAACACTACTCAAACTCAAAGGAGGAATGAACAGATGAAGTTCAAAGATCATGCCGACTACATGGCACAGAGAAACGCCCTCCTGAATGAGGCTGAAACCCTTCTTCAGGATGGAAAGACAGAGGAGTTCAACGCTAAGTCAGAAGAGATCAACGCTATTGACGCTGCTTACGAGGACTTCGCACAGAAACAGGCCGATCTTGCTGCTATGCGCGGCGCGGTTAAGGCTCCTATCTCTTCAAACGAGGTCAACAGAGTTGTTGATTCCGTAATGGAACAGGACAACGACCTTGAGTACAGGAAGAGCTTCATGAACTACGTGCTTCATGGCACACCTATCATGAAGAATCAGGATGCCACCACAGTGACTGGTGATGTTGGAGCTGTAATTCCCGAGACAATCCTCAACAAGATCGTTGAGAAGGTTGAGAAGGTAGGCAACATCCTCAATCTCGTAACTCGCACATACTACAAGGGCGGCGTCGTAGTTCCTACGTCTTCTGCTAAGCCTACTGCTTCATGGGTAGCAGAGCGCGGAACCACAGAAAAGCAGAAGAAGGCACTCGGCTCCGTAACATTCGCATACAACAAACTCAAGGTTCAGGTTGCTGTATCCCTTGAGGTTGCAAATGTAACACTTGACATCTTCGAGCAGACCCTCATCCGTCAGGTATCAGAAGCAATCGCAAGAGCACTTGACGCAGCGATCATCAACGGACGCGGAACCGAAACATATCACGAGCCTACAGGTATCCTTGCTGAAACACCCGTAAGCGGACAGGCTATCGAAGTAAACGAAAGCACTGCTCTCGCTTACGGCGATCTTATCGCAATGGAAGCAGCTCTTCCTGAAGGATACGATGATGCAATCTACGTATTCAACAAGAAGACTTTCGTAAGTCAGGTCATCGGTATGGTTGACGACAACAAGCAGCCTATCGCAAGAATAGACTCTGGCATAGACGGAAAGCCTTCTTACACGCTCTTCGGACGCCACGTAGAGTTTACATCACAGCTTCCGGCATACACAGCTGGTACCGTTTCAGCTGATACAACAATTGCATTCCTCTTCCGCATGGAAGACTACATGCTCAACACCAACATGCAGCCTACGATCAGCAAGTACATCGATCAGGATACTGACGATGAGATCACGAAGTGCATCATGCTCGCTGACGGTAAGGTCGTAGACAAGAACAGCCTTGTAACGCTGACGGTAAAAAAAGGCTGAACGCTGTAAGCCCGTCCACAGCTACATTCGACAAGAACGACTCCGCAGCGGGGTATGACGATGTAGTGCTTACAGCGACGAGTGGAACCGGTGCTACGGTAAGCAAGTTATACCTTGGTGAGACTGAAGTGAAGAAGGGATCAGGCGGTGCGAACTGGTCTGTTTCCGACGGAACTATCACGTTGAAGAAGGCATATCTTGCGACACTTGAAGAGGGTGACAATGTATTCACCTTCACGTTCACGAAGGATAACGATGTCAATGTAACAATCACGGTTGAGGATTCAACCGTATGAGGTAACTGATTATGATGAAACTTTTATCACAGGTTAAAACCGCGATGAGGATTAGTCACAATCAGCTTGACGTGACCTTCGAGTCAGACATTCAGACGGCAGCCCTCGAGCTCTATCGCTCGGGGGTACAGCCGTTTAAAACTAACGAGAATGGAGACATCATAGTCATTGACGGTGAACGGCAGATACTGGACGATGAACTTATTCACAAGGCGATCGAACTGTACGTCAAGGCTCAGAATGATTATAACGGCAAAGGCGAACAGTTGCAGCAGGCTTTTCAAAAACTTAGCGATTCACTCGCACTTAGCGGCGATTATGTACTTGTAAGGAACTGATATGTTCAATTCGATCATCACGCTCATAAAAACAATTCCAAACGGAACAGTTGATTCATACGGAGATCCGGTAAACATCGAAGAACGCAGAGACATCTTCTGCGCGCTCCTGTCGATCGGACAGAGCGAGTTCTACCAGGCACAGACAGCCGGAGTAAAGCCACAGCTGAAAGCTGTTATCTCTGATTATCTTGATTATCACGATGAAGAGGAGGCGGTTGTTGACGGGATCCGTTACAAAGTTCTCCGGACATATCGGAAAATGTCAAACGAGCTCGAGATAACACTATACGGAGGTGTTCGTCATGCCGATGCCTAAATCCGTAACAAGACAGATCGGTGACAGCGGCTTAAAGATAGTTGATTCGGTAGATAAATGCCAGTACACAATCAACGAACTTTGCCGCGCGGCTCTACGTGATGTCGGGAAATATGTTGTCATAACAACAAACAAGAAAGCTCAGAAGCTTCCCGGTATGTCAAAAAGCAAACGTGTACGAGGTACAAAACACGCTTTTCAGTACTGGGTAAGAAAGAACATCGGACTAAAAGAATGGCCGGACCTCCAGATTGGTATCAGGCACGATACTTGGTACGGTGTCAATCAGGAGCTTGGAACGAAGAAAATGAAGAAAAAAGGTTTCCTCATGGCTTCGGTATCCGAAAACATCCCGAATATCATCAAAATAGAGTCACAATACCTATCTGCGATGAATGACGAGGCGGTAGCCCTCTCAAAGATCCACGAGGGCGAATACACAGGACAGGAGGATGATGACGTTGCGCTTACTTAAAGACGAACTTGAGGATTATCTCGGTGCGTACTACATGGAAGCGCCTGAAAACGCTACGTATCCGTATGCAGTCTTTGAACTCCGGAGACTGACAGAAAATGACGAGCGGCAGGCTATCATCCTTGAGATCAACGTGTGGGATAAACACAAGTACTACTCCCGGGCAGAAGAAATGATGGATACCATCGAAGGATTGCTACACGGGACATATGAATTATCAAACAGCGATATCTTTTATGTTTTCAACGGAGCCCGTCAGAATGTTCCGGATGATGACAAACAGATAAAGCGTATCAGAGAACAATTTGAACTTTACTATTACGAAAGGTAGGACAAAAGAATGAGAAAGTACAGCGGTTTCACAACCGAGACGGCGAAGAGCTTACTTCTTAACGCCGGTGCATTTTTCAAGAACTTCAATCCTGCAACCGACACTTTTGACAGCGCGGTAGCAGCAGGCAAGCTGATCGGAGCTACAAAGGGCGGCGGTGAGTTCTCCGCAGTCCCTGAAGTTCGTCAGATTGAGGTTGACGGAGTAGCAGGACGTGCTAAGGGACTTGAGATCATCGATTCATGGGAAGTCTATCTGAAGGCTACCGTGCTTGAGATCAAGAAGAACACTATCGCAAACGGTCTTGCAGCTTCAGTTGTAGATACAACCACAAGCGATGACTACGACATCATCAAGGCTGGCCAGGCTCTTGAACTTAACGACTACATTGATAATGTTGCATGGGTAGGAACTCTTTCAGGATCCAATAAGCCTGTCATCATCATCGTAAAGAATGCGATCAACACAGACGGCCTTACGCTCACAGTTGAGGATAAGAACGAAGCTTCTATTCCGATGACATTCTACGGCCACTACGAGCAGGATGATCTTGAGAATCCTCCGTTTGAGATCTACTATCCGAAGGATACAGGATTCTACGGCGTTAAGGTTACAACGAACGGACACGGCGATGCAGCAGCTACAGTATCAAGCGGTGCAACCGGAACAGTTGTAGGTCTTGCAGCTGAACCTCATGACGGTTACGAGTTCGATCAGTGGACCGTAATCAAGGGCGGCGTTTCAATCCTTGACAATGAGTTCACAATCGGAACAGCAAACGTTGTAATCAGGGCTGATTTTATTCCTGAAACTTAAACAATCACACAAGGAGGCAGAAAATGAGAAAAATCATCACCAAGGACGTGTTCAAACTTGCACGTCTTATAAAACATTCAGGCGCTAAAGAGGAACTGACAGACATACTCGGAGCATCCCGCGTGGCGGATGCTTCCGAGATAGGTCTTAAAGCAGTTATGACTTTAATCTCAGCTTGCGGCGAAGAAAACACGGAAAAGGAGATCTACGAGCTTCTGTCCGGGATCGCAGAGAAGAAGCCGTCAGAGATTGAGAATATGGCGCTTGAAGATCTGAAAGAACTGCTGAAAGATATAGCAGATGAGAATAATCTTTCGGATTTTTTCGATGCGGCTGTCAAGTCGGCATAGAGACACTTGACTTACTGTATTCGAGATATGGCGCAGGAGCAAAGGATATCCTTGAACTTCCCTACACGGACGGCATGGATATCCTTTATTGTGCGCATAAACAGAAAAATGAAGACCGCTTATATTTCAGATGGTGTACAGCAATGACTGATATGTCATTTGAGGAATACAAACAGAAAATCGGATGGAACACCGTATTTCACGAGCGGCAATATAGACAAGACAATTCCCACGAAGAAACGGAAGAAGAGATTCTTTCGAAAGTGGCTGACATATTAGGGTAACGCTTATGGAGATATTCAAGCTTTACGGCTCGGTACTAATTGATACAGAAAAAGCGATGGCTTCCATGCAGAAGCTTGTCGGAGAAGCTGACAAGTTCGGTAATACCATCGGAAATAAGTTCAAAGACGTAGGTAATTCCATTACTTCCATAGGCGATAAGTTAACATCAGCCGGCGCAAAGATGACCGCAACGATCACTACACCGCTTGCGGCCATCGGAACAAAGGCGCTCAGTATAGCCGGCGATGTAGATAAGACAATGCAGCTTGTCAGCTCCACAATGGGAGCTACTACGGAACAGGCAAAAAAAATGAGCGACGCCATAGAAACCGCTGCATCAAAATCAACTCTGAAAGTCAATGACGCAGCGAACGCCATGCTTAATTTTGCACGTCAAGGATGGTCAGCGGAAGATGCTATAAACCTACTTGAACCGGCAATGGCACTCGCAGTCGGAACAGCGACAGATCTCGATACTGTATCAAGCGGATTAGGTAACACTCTCAAAGCGTTTGGTCTTACAACAAAAGATTCAGCAAACGTTACAGATCTTCTCGCAAAAGCACAGGCTTCAGCAAACACTACAACCAGCGGACTATTAGATGCAATTTCAATAGCAGGTCCGATATTCAAAGCCGCGGGCTGGGATCTTGACGATCTCGCAACCGTCACCGGTATATTCGGAGATCATTCTATTGAAGCATCAGAAGGCGCAAACGCTCTCAAAACAGGTATAGCAAGATTACTCGCTCCCACAGGAGATCTCGCCATCACCTGGATGAAGAAGCTCGGATTAATGACGGAGGATAATACAAACCTTTTCATAAATGAAGACGGAACCGTCAAAGATTTCAGCACAACACTCCATATGCTGAATGAAAAGTTTTCAACCCTGTCCGAATCCGAACAGATACAGGCAGCAAATGCTATTTTCGGAAAAATGCAAATGTCAAAATGGCTCGCGCTTATCAATGACGGAGCGCCGGCATTTGACGCGCTTAACCAAAAAATCCTTGAAAACGCCGGATATTGCCAGATGCTTTCGGATTCGCTCATGTCCGGTCTTGGCGGAACACTTGAGAAATTAAAAGCCACATGGGACGTATTTTTGAAAAATGTTGGAGACGCACTAGGTGAGGTATTGATACCGGTTATTGAATGGATCACGAAACTATTAGAGAAGTTTAACAGCCTGAGCGATGAAGAACAGCAACAGATCGTCAAGATCGGTCTTATCGTTGCGGCGGTCGGTCCCTTGCTCATGATCTTGGGTACACTGCTCGGAGCGCTCGGTAATATTATCTCGTTTATCGGAACTATTATAAATATAGTCGGAAAGATACCGGGATTACTGTCAACGATAGGCGGATTACTCGGTAAGATTCCTGGATTGCTGTCAAAAATAGGCGGATTCTTCTCGAGTACGTTTGGTGGAATAGCAATGATTATCGGCGGCGCCATTACGGCTGTTGCTTCGTTCGTGGATATGTGGAAGAACGGATGGTCCATAATAAAAACTATCCTTGAAGCATTGGGACTCGCCATCGCAGCGGTCGGAGCAGTAATCCTTGGAGCACCTGCGGCGGTTGCTGCGGCTGTAGCAGCTATCATATTCGCTATTTCACAGCTGGCTATCGTGATTCATGATCACTGGGATGAAATAAAAGCCTGGTGCGATGAAACCGTAGCAAATATAAGAGAGAAATTCGAACAGCTCAAAGAATGGTGGAGTAATTTATGGGATACCATTTTAGGCAGCGTCGAAAGAATTTTCTCAAATATAAGAGGAGCTATAAACAGATTCTTTTATGAGAATTTCGGTTCAGGCGGCGTGCTTTCCGGTATTCCGGAAATAATTAATTATGGACTTGATGCGATCGTAGGATTCGTACAAGGGGCAATCGCCCTGGTTCACGACTGGATCGTCGGCCTTTTCAATATTCTCGCAGATCTGTTTACAGGCAATTTTGAAAAACTCAAAGAAGATCTGAGCGAATTGGTGTTCAATATTCAAGCGGATCTCTTCGACATCGGCGCGGATATAAGAGACTTTTTGCTCACAATATGGGACAACATAAAAGAGTTTTTTGTCGGCTTAGGAGAAACATTCTCTGAAGCCATTGAAACCATGAAAGAAAAGCTGGAAATACTCAGAGAATGGCTTGCGGAATTTTGGGAAAGCGTAAGAGAAGCATTCGAAGAGGTTTGGACAGCGATCAAAGATTTCTTCATTGAGCTCTGGGACGGAATACTTGAATTTTTCACTGAAACATGGGATGCCATCAAGGAAAAAGTTTCAGAAGGCATAGACTTCATCATTGAGAAAGTCACAGACTTCTGGGAAAAAGCGAAAGAATGGTTCAATTCCGTAAAAGAACACATAACCGAATTCTTTGAAAATATCAGACAGAGAATACAGGATGGCTTCGACTGGATAAAAGAGACAGCCACGAACTTTATCAACCGGGCAAAGGAAGCTATTCAGAATTTCTTCCAGCACGTAACTGATAAGCTGATTCAGTTTAAAGAAAAGGTAGTCGAAACTCTCGAAGAACTGTTCAATCGGGCAAGAGATAAGTTTTTCGAGATCATCGGGCTTATCAAAGATAAGCTCGAAGAAATAGCGAACACGGTTCGGGAAAAGATCACCGAGATCGTTGAAACAGTTAAAGAATACCTTGAACGTATAAAGGAAACGGCAAAAGAGAAGCTTCAGAACATCTACGATACCATCAAAGAAGGTATCGAACGGCTTATTGAAGGCATAAAAGAGTTCTGTCAGCGCATAATCGACCATATCATCGATCTGGGAGAACGTATCGTATCTTCGGTAGGCGATTTTGTATCAAACATCGTCGAAACGATAAAATCCTTCGGATCTACGCTCTGGGATGCCGGCAGAGAACTTCTTGAGCAGTTCTGGGATGGCCTGAAGGAAGTCTGGGAGTCTGTTGTCGCTTGGGTAGAGGATAAATTCGGCGGAATAGTCGACAAAGTCACAAGCATCGTTGACCGTGTAAAAGAAGCAGCTGATAACGTCACCGGCGGAATGGTATCACAGATATCAAGCGCTGTTTCATCCTTAAGATCAAGCAGTTCAAGTTCTTCATCGTCAAGCAGTAGCAGCCGATCAAGTTCAAGAAGGACGAACGGATCCCACGCGAACGGCCTTGACTTCGTACCGTTTAACGGCTATGTGGCTGAACTTCACAAGGGCGAACGCGTCCTGACGGCGAAGGAAAACGAGAACTATACCGGCGGCGGCGATGTAGTTAAGGCGATCAAGGAACTGACGGCAGCAGTTACGAGACAATCAGAACAGCAGCAGGATCTTCTGAACAATCTTAACTTCAACGTCAACGACAGAGAGTTCGCAAGATTAGTGAAAGCGGTACAGTAATATGCTCGAACAATTAAGATTCATTAATCACATAGGCGAAGAGCTTCAATTCGGAAGAGGCGGAGTCTTCGTCAATTACAGCAATCTTCACGATTACAGATGGCAGTATACCTACGACGGGGATAAGATAAGCGTTTTTAAACGCGGAATTGTCACAAAGAATATCCCTGTCGTGGTTATATGTGGCAATCCTGATGACGGGATCCAGATGATCAATCAGATAATGGAATATTCTGAGAAGGATATCCTTGCAAAAACAAAAGGACGGCTCGTTGTCGGAGATTACTACATGCAGTGCTACATTTCAGGTAGTACAAAGTCAGATTACCTCACGAAGCGCGGCTACATGGTAGCAACGCTTGAGATCCTGACCGATCAGCCGGCATGGATCAAGGAAACCAAGTTCTCGTTCAATTATGGCGAAAGTCATTATATGTCCGGCGACGATATGGACTATAACAATGACTACCCGATGGACTACACGAACCCGTTCTCAAGCCGGATGGTAGAAAACCCCGGCTTCACCGGTTCAGACTTCCGGATGATCATATATGGACCGTGCAATGATGCAAAAATATCGGTCGGATCACATTTGTACGAGGTTGACTGCGTAGTCAACAGCCACGAGACGCTGACGATCGACAGCAAACAGAAAACGATCGTCTTGACTCACCAGAACGGAACGACGGACAACAAGTTCCGATACAGGAACCGCGAGAGTTACATTTTTGAGAAGATCCCATCGGGCGAAACAATGGTCACATGGGACGATGATTATAAATTCGACATAATCCTCTATGAAGAGAGGAGTGAGCCGAAATGGACTTAATCTATACGGACGAAAACAGAGACGATGTCGGAGTACTGAAGGATTATCAGTTCGATCTCGCATTCGGAGACAGCGAAAACAACTTCCTGATAAGCGTTCCGATCGACAGCCACGTATGCGGAGAAGATTACTGGCTGTACATCGAAGGAACTGAATACGGCGGCATTATAGATGATATTCAGGTCGATACCGAGACGAAGAAGGTTTCGTACAAGGGCCGCACGTTTCACGGGATCATAGAGAGCAAGGTTGTTTGCCCTGATTCGGGCGAAGATTATTACATCATTCAGAATATGGATGCAAACGCAGCACTTGCGGCCTTGATAACCCGTTTAGGACTCGGAGCACTTTTCTCAGCATCATCTGAGACTTCAGGAATAACCATCACAAGGTATCAGTTTTGGAGATACATCACGGGTTATGCCGGGATAAGAAAGATGCTGAACAGCGTCGGAGCGAAGCTTCACATGGAATGGCATGACGGGCAAGTGATCCTGTCGGCGATCCCTTATGTTTCATACGATGAAGACGAGCTTGACAGCGACCATGTGAATTTTACCATCAGCCAGGTATTCAATCCGGTCAATCACATGATATGTCTCGGTCGAGGGGAACTGAAAGACCGAATGGTCATCCATCTGTACTGCGATGAAAACGGTAATATTTCACAAACACCGACATTCACAGGACTGGATGATCGTACAGCTGTACTTGACTATCCGAATGCTGAATCAGAAGAAGAACTGATCACGGAAGGAGCTTCGAGACTCCGGGCAGAATATAACGCTTCGACGGTCGATATCAGACTTGATGATGAGTTTTCCTTCGATGTAGGAGACGTTATCACAGTATATGAAGTTGTGACAGGCTTACGACTCACAAGGTCTATCACAAAGAAAATAGCAACTATCAACAGCGACATTTTCAAATGTCAGTATCAAGTGGGAGAACAATAATATGGCATTGCACTTAGTTATCGGATATGCAGGAGCCGAACATATCCAGTCGCAAGACACAGGCTCGTTCAATATCGCGGCATTTGGCGGCGGTCAGTATGTTTTGGATCACGGCAATAAGTTCGCGGCTACGCTTCTTGCAGGAAACAACGTTCAGATAAAAGACGGTGATATGCTGATGCAGGGACGCCATATCAGACTCGCAGCAGGCACCGTAGAAGAGCTGACGATCGACAGCGGAACGGTCGGAATGAAGCGAAACGACCTGATCGTCGTAAGATATACGAAAAATGCAGGAACAGGCGTTGAAGCGGCACAGTTCGTAGTCATCAAGGGTACAGAGTCAGCAGGAACACCTGCAGATCCCGAATACAATACAGGAACGATAACAGATGGAAATGCGCTGATAAACGACTTCCCGATATACAGAGTCAGCCTGAATGGTACAGATCTGACTGTATCAGAACCGCTGTTTGAAGTAAAAGGCGCTTTTCAGGAATCTATCAACGCCATTGAGTCAGACATTTCAGATATTATCGATGGAACGCAGCCTGTCGCAAAGGCAACTACGGCAGATACGGCAACGACAGCCGGAAGTGCAACGACAGCCGGAAGTGCAAATAATGATTTCGTGATAAATCAGCAACAGCTCACATTCACGAATAATGTTTGCACGATAAACGATCCCCGTGTTACATCTGCTTCACTTGCGGACATATATTTCACGACAGCGTGTGCAGCTGCGGCAGAAAAGGCAATGATCACTGTTGAAACTTCCGCAAGTACGATAGTCATTACGGCGGCAAGAACACCGCAGGCAACGTTAACAGCATCTATAAGAGTAAGGTTGGTGTAATAAATGAAGGGAAGAACTAATGTACTAAACGGCGGTATCGTTCTCAATGCCAACACCGTTGACAAGGAAATAAAGACCGGAAATATCGTAGCTGGGGATTTTGTGAATTACTATACCGAAAATAGTTATATACCATTCTCGGAAAACTTTTATTTCATAGCAAATATAGGTGATTATACAGTAGGAACATCATCTAATAGTTCGTCCGGTAGCTTGGTGTTAATAAAAAACAACGAAATACTTAGCAGATATTCCACATATACAGTAGAAGATATTGCCTCAATAGGAAATTATATCGCATTTTCCTCGGGGAAAATGCTTCTTATTATCGGAATACAGAATGATACGCTTGTATTGGTGGATTCACATGAGTTTTCGGAAAATATCAAGTTTTTAGAAGTTGCAAATAATAAAATTGTGGCTTTTCTTGCGTCTAGAACTAATTACGATACATGTGCTGTTTGTCAAATATCACAAAATGGACAAATACAAGAGTTAGCGGAATCTTCTGTAAGTACATACATGCAAAATGCTTACGGCCCTGATTTGAGATATTACAACGGATGGTATTATATGCTGTCCCTTTCATCGTCAGGTGACTCTTACAATTTTAAATTTCAGGTAAACGTCAATAATCAAATTGAAAATTTAGCGAGTACATATTCCCTTCCCAGCAGCAACAGTAAGAGATTCTTATATCAAAAAGACAGCAAAGTACTCTACGGGGAAAGCGCCTACAATAGTTACTATTGGGTAGAATTAACAACAGGGGCATATACATCTGTTAATGGAATCAATGGAATTGCGACAACACGGATAACAGAGAATGGGTTATTTTTAGTAAAACGTGATAGTACTAGCTATTCCGTAGAATTATATAGTTTTAATGATGAGTCGGTTGAAGTAACGCTGTTATCGTCATTGAACGATTCTGGTTATTACGGCACTATGCCCCTTGGCACGTGTTGGTTTAAAGGCAATAACGCTTATATAAGAAATAGCGATAGTGGAACGTATTATGTTGAAATGGCAGATATTGTAAACAATACGCTGTCTCACCACCAAAATAAAAACTACGTTAAACCATATGCCGGTGGTATTGAGCCTATCGGCGTAGCCAAAGAATCCGGAACGGCAGGAGATACAATAGCTGTTTACGTACCCACAGCATAAGGAGGTAAAACATGAGCTTAATCAGAGGCACAACGCCAACAATCACATTTAAAGTAACCTCCGATGTTGATTTTTCGGATATAGCGGAAATATGGCTGACGGTGGCTGACTTTTCAACAACAGGAAAACGGACATATAAGTTGTCCAAAAACGAGGTTGCTCTCGATCCTGAAGATAAGACGATCACAGTCAGCATGTCACAGGAAGATACGCTTCAGCTGAAGTCGAACATGGTACAGCTCCAGATCAGACTTCTCGACAAGAGCGATCTGTCCTATGCAACACCAATTTTTGACGTTCCACTTTCAACGGTATTGGAAGGTGGGGTGATCACTAATGAATAGAGTTTGCGAGATTGTAACCACTCTGACAACGGGCGATGTCCTGTTAGAAGGTAGTTTAGAGATCGGTTCCGGTGGAAGGCTCCCTAATTACGAAGGGAGCTATTCTGTTATTCCGAAGACCTATGAGCAGACACTTGAGACGAAGAACAAGTCAATGACAGATGATCTTGTTGTCGAAGAGATACCGTATTCCGAAGTGAGCAATCCCTCCGGCGGAAATACAGTAAACATAGCATATATCTTATAAGCAAAGGAGAAAGAAAATGGCTAACAATCCCTATGTAAACAAAGTTATTTACGGAAATGACACTCTTATCGACCTGACAGCCGATGATGTAACGAGGGCTGATGTCCTTGCCGGAAAAGCATTTCACCTTCCTTCAGGTGAAGCGACAACGGGTACTTGCTCATATGATGCAGACACTTCTGATGCTACAGCGGTAGCAGCAGAGATCCTTGATACAAAAACAGCATACAAGAACGGTTCGAAACTTACAGGAACCATGCCGAACAGGGGCGCTGTTACACTTGAAATCGATGATGTTTCTGACGAACTCACAATCTCAAACGGTTATCATGACGGCTCAGGAAAAGCGAAGATTGCATCTTCTGAGGCCGCAAAACTTCTGCCCGGAAACATCAAGGACGGAGTTACAGTCCTCGGAGTGCTCGGAACATATACCGGCGAAGGCGTAACGGCTCAGACAAAGAGCGCTACACCTTACACAACAGCACAGCAGATCCTTCCGGACAGTGGATATGACTATCTGGCTGAAGTTGATATTGCGGCAATCGCTTATACAGAAACCGACAATGCAGCCGGAGGAAAGACAGCAACGATCGGAACAGTAGCACCTTAATCCTGAAAGAGGTAGAAAATGGCAAACAATCCATATGTAAACAAAGTCGAGTTCGGCGATCAGACAGTCATGGATCTTACGAATGATACGGTGACGCCCGAGGATGTTCTCTCGGGCGTTTCGTTTCATGACAGATCAGGAGCGCCACAGACAGGATCGCTGATAACTCATGATGTTATAGACAATCTAAACTCCACAAGCGCAAACGACGCTTTATCAGCCAACCAGGGACGCGTACTGAATGAAAACGCTGTCGCTCACGGCAATAAGACAGTAAATTCGCAGAACGGCGCTCACGGACTGAGATACTATTCCAACAAGCTTGAATATTACAACTCAAGCCAGGAAGAGTGGACTGAAATACCGACAGGCGGCGGCGGAACCACCATAGTTCAGATCCCGTCAGTTGTCATAGGGGAGTATTCATATACAGGCTCAGATCAGGGACCGACGATCACCGGTCTTGATACTACTCACTGTAACGTATCAGGAACAACGGAGGCAACGAACGTAGGACAGTATACCTTCACTATCTCTCTGAAGGATCCTACAACGATGATATGGACCGATATGACTACGGCTCCAAAAACGTATACCTGGGAGATAGAAAAAGCCGTTGTCACAGTTCCTACAGTCACAGTCGAAACATACACCTATGACGGAACGGCTCAAGGTCCTACGATAACAGGTCTTGATACGACAAAAACTACCGTCACAAATGCGACAGCAACGAATGCCGGCAGTTATACACTGACGATCGCTCTGAATAATACAGCCGGTATGGAGTGGTCGGACGGAACCACAGCGGATAAGACGTATGCCTATACTATCGACAAAGTAAGCGTCACGATCCCGACGGTATCGGATACGAGCCTGACATATAACGGATCAGCGCAGCATCCTACAGTAACGGACTATGACAGTTCGATCATGAGCCGTACCGGGTATGAATATACCAACGCCGGAAGTTATACGTTATCAATATCCCTTCAGGATACCACTAACTACGAATGGTCCGATACGACTACAACGGCAAAAACGACAGCGTGGTCAATAGCAAAAGCTTCAGCTTCCGTTACGCTATCAGCCGATTCCGTCAGACTGGATACCAGCACACAGAGCGCAACGGTAACCGTTTCGAACGGAACAGGCGCTCTTACGATAGCATCATCCGATACAAGCGTCGCTACGGTATCTCCTGCGTCAATGTCAACATCAGGTGGAACGCTTACGATTAGCAGCGTGAATGAGACGAACGGAACCGCTACAGTTACACTTACCATAGCAGGAAGTGAGAACTACGAAGCAGGAACCGCAACAATCAGCGTTGTTTGCAGCTTCACAGGAATATACGGCGTACAGTGGGACGGATCAAGCACACAGGCTTTATCAAGGACAGATGATGCAGCGCTCTTTACCGATCCGAACCCGGCCGTTAATAACGGCGACGGCTCAAGTCCCTTTGATGGAATCATGCCGTGGTCAGGTATGGTACGCGTAGAAGATTCTGAGGGGGGAACACTCGTAAGGATACCTAAATACTGGTATAAGTGGACGTTCTCAGGTTCTTCAATGAAGCTTCAGATAGCAAACGGTCCGGTTGAAGGATTCTACGTCAGCCCGGCTCATGCAGACAGAGGTGATGGCGAAGGCGAACGCGACTATGTATATGTAGGAGCTTATCACTGCGCATCATCATATAAATCAGTCACAGGTCAGGCTCCGGCGAACAACTACACCAGAGCGCAGTTCAGAAACTCGATCAGCAATCTCGGCTCAGATATATGGCAGTGGGATTACGCGATGCTCTGGACGATCCAGATGCTCATCTTGGTCGAGTTCGCTAATTGGAACTCACAGGAGAAGATCGGCTACGGCTGCTCAGATGCCGGATCGGTACAGAACAGCGGCTTGTGCGATTCGATGACGTATCACACCGGAACGAACGCAGCGAACCGTCAGACATATGGTCATACACGGTACAGATACATTGAAGATCTTTGGGGCAATGTATTTGACTGGTGCGATGGTATTTATTTCAGCAGCGCGAATGTATTCTGCATCAAGAATCCTGCGAACTTCAGCGACAGTTCCGGAGGAACGAACGTAGGATCAAGAGCGACCGCTTCCGGATACATCAAAGGATACACACAACCTTCAGTACAAGGATTCGAGTACGCCCTGTATCCAAACTCGGTTGATGGTAACCTTGACGGCTCGACGTATATTGGCGATTTTTGCTACTACAACTCGTCTGGCGTTGTGTTGCGTGTCGGTGGTGCCTATGACCAGAATCAGAACCGCGGCTTGTTTTGCTTGTACGGTAGCAACGCGGCTACGAGCAAGAACGCGGGCATCGGCTCTCGTCTCCAAAAATTACCTTGACGGGGGTGAATTTGCGAAGCAAAGAGGGGGCTGCATAGCCCCTTCTTCATTTGGAATATATATTGTAACTGTTAACACTGGGGTTTCTATACCGGATAGTCCCGGTGTTCTGTCTGTTTGGCGATTATTGCAACTACAACTCGTCTGGCGTTGTGTTGCGTGTCGGTGGTAACTATAACCAGAATCAGAACCACGGCTTGTTTTACTTGAACGGTAACAACGCGGCTACGAACAAGAACGCGAACATCGGCTCTCAGCTCCTTTATGTTTGGCAAACATTTCGGTTATCACGCTTACGTCTGAAGCGTTTTAGCACAGGTATGGATTCCGCACACCACTTGGTGAAGATATGCCATTGAGGATAGGTTTAGTACTCTCGAAAGAGCGCAGGAAAGACCTATAGGCAACAAGGAGACGCCATCCTATGAAAAGAAAAAGTAATCTTTTCCCTCAGATCATATCAGATGAAAATCTGTTACGAGCCATCAATGAGGTTAACAAAACTCACAGATGGCACAATTATCCCAACAAACCAAATAAAACGACCTTGTGGGTAGAAAACACGAAGGCTGAAAGAGTTAAAGAACTCCGGCAGATAATCACTGACGGTTTTAAGCCTTCAGAAGCAACTCCTAAGAGAAGATACGACAGAAACGCGAAGAAGTGGCGCGATATATGCGAGCCGCGACTCTGGCCGGATCAGTACGTACACCATGCGCTCATACAGATCCTTGAACCGATCATGATGCGCGGCATGGACAGATGGTGCTGCGGATCCATCAAGAAGCGCGGTGCTCATTATGGTATCAAACGAATAAAGAAATGGATGAGATCAGACTACAGCGGTACGAGATACTGTTTGGAAGCTGATGTAAGACATTTTTACGACTCGCTCTTACCGGAAGTGGTTGTCGGCAGGCTCAAATGCCTGATAAAAGATCACCGGACACTTGATCTTGTCGAGAGGATTTTGCAGAACGGAGTTCAGATCGGCTGCTATTGCTCGCAGTGGTTCGCAAACACCTTCCTTCAGGAACTTGACCACAAGCTCCGGGAAGAATGCCATGTTACACGTTACATCAGATACATGGATAATTTCACGATCTTCTCAAACCGAAAGAAGACGCTGCGGAAGATCACAAAGTATATCGAAAGATGGCTGAATAAGCGAAAACTTGAACTGAAAAGCAACTGGCAAGTGTTCAAGACCTCTATCAGATATCCGAATGCACTTGGTTACAGATACGGAAGAACATACACACTTCTTAGAAAATCAAGTCTTCTGCATCTGAAGAAGCAGCTGAGGATATTCTATCGGTGGAAAGAAAGAGGCAAGTTCATCACGGTTAAGTTCGCTCAAGGGCTCCTGTCGAGGCTTGGGATGCTCAGACATTGCAATTCGAAGTCGCTCTATGAACGTTTTGTCAGAAAACGCACTCAGCGAGAGCTGAAGAACATAGTCAGAAAATGGCAGAGGGAGGTAACGAAAACATGGAATACGTATTTGGCGAAGTCACCAGAGGCGATATAGTCCGCGAAGGACTCAAAACAAAGGGCGATACTCACAGCGATCTGTCGGGAATAGTCAACCTGAAGCGCGAATTTTCCGATTCGATCATCTACGACACGTTCAGGATCGTCGAGAAGTACAAGTCACAGATAGACGAAACAGGCAAGTGTTATGACTACTACATCATAGCAGATCACTACAGATACGAAGACAGATACACACCAAATATCGGAAAAGTACAGGAAAGTATTGACGAAACACAGAGCGGATTGATGGAAGCTTACGATCTGTCGGCCGGTAATGCAGATGACATCGCGGATCTCAGAACAGCAATAGAAGAAGTTTATGAAATGTTAAGTGAATAGGAGGGATAAAACATGGCAAGAATATACGCTACATCATGTGAAAAGGACGGAAAGAATTTCAATACAGTTCCTAAGAGAATACAGGCTCAGGTAAGAGCGATAATCGAGGCTGACGGCTACGTCATCAATGAAGACGGAACGGTCACAAAGGAAGGGAACTCATGATCTGGCAATCCATAGCTGAAGAACAGGCGCGTATTATAGAGCAACTGGTAGATCTGTGCAACAATCTGATCTACCAGTTGTCTCAATATAAGAACATTGAAGACGAAGAAAGGCGGCTCCGCGAGCTGAACGGTGATAAAGAAAATGGATGAATTTGTATCAAAGGCAGTTCACGAAGAATTTGCCAAGAGAATCGATGAAGAAAATGAGCGGCAGAATAAAAGGATCTCATTGCTCGAGAAAGGACAGACACAGATCAATGAACTTGTATCTTCCGTGAAAGTCCTCGCTGTCAACATGGATAATATGGCCAAAGAACAGGGCAATATGAGTGCCCGCTTAAAAGAGATCGAAGGCAAACCCGCAAAGAAATGGGACACGTTTATCGCGTGCGTCATAACTGCCGTTGTGTCGTTTGTTGTAAGCTACATTCTTACCAAGGTATTGATATGAAGAAAAAAAAGCCGGAAACATCAAAACTTCTTCTCATTTATTCGGACACGTTATCGCTCGCAGTGACCGTAGTATCGATTGTTGCCATCTTCAAATCACAAAATCCGGAGCCACTTGCATATCTGATCCCTGCAGTGTTCGGATTATCTGCAACATCACACGGATTCTATTATTGGAAAGCAAAAGCGGAAAACCTCAATAAATGGGGACAGTCCGACAAAATCAACGATACCGACCTAGGAGTTGATTGACTATAACAATTACAAAAAAGGAGAATTAAATTATGACACCGGAAATGATATCAAAGATAACCGAATGTACGATCACCGTTATAATCTTGATCGTATCTGCATACGTGATTCCGTTTCTGAAGAACAAGATCGGAACGGACAAGATGCAGCTCCTTCAGGAGTTCGCTGAGGCGTGCGTCAGAGCCGCAGAACAGATCTATACAAAGGAAGACTGGAAGCTCAAGAAGGACTATGTAACAAACCTCGTAACAGAAAAAGCAACAGATCTCGGAATAGGACTCAATGAAGCTGAGATTGATGCTGTAATTGAGGGCATAGTTAATTTTGTAAAGCACAACAAAACGAACGGAGAATGAGTATGCACAGCAGACAGAAAATCGTTGACAAAGTAATGTCATGGCTTGGCTGCCATGAGGGCGATGCCATACACAAGCATATTATCGACACATACAATTCCCACGGTCCGGCCCAGGGATACAAGGTCAAATACACGGATAAATGGTGCGCTACCACAGTATCAGCGGCCGCGATCGAATGCGGATACACGGACATCATCCCGACGGAGTGTTCCTGCAACCGAATGATCGCACTCGCTCAGAAAATGGGAATATGGCAGGAAAGCGATGCTTACGTACCGCAAAAGGCCGATATCGTAATGTATGACTGGGACGACAGCGGGATTGGAGATAACGCCGGAATTCCTGATCATACCGGATATGTAGTATCTGATGTCGTAGGCAATAAGTTCCAGGTATGCGAAGGCAATAAGAGCGACGGCGTGAACCTCCGCGATATGACCGTCAACGGTAAGTATATACGTGGGTATATTACGCCCAAGTATAACGACAAAGAATCCAGTGCCACGACAACCATAGTCAGACCACCGAAAAAATACAAATTCGGCATGGACGTGTCGGCGTATCAGGGAGTGATCGATTTCAACAAGGTCAAGAGCGAGGGCATACAGTTCGCAATCCTCCGCGCCACTATCAAGGATCAGACGCCGGATCAATACTTCGAACGAAATCTTTCAGAGTGCATTAAGTATAAGATTCCAATCAGCGCGTACAAATATTCACGGGCACTTACTATTGACCAGGCACGCGCCGAAGCTCAAGGAGTAATCAAGGCCCTAAAAGGAAGAAAGCTTCTCGTGTGGTACGATCTTGAAGATAATACGCAAGCGCCGCTCGGCAAGAATGGTATACAGATCATAGCGAACACGTTCATGACCGAGCTGTTCAACGCCGGCATCGCTTGCGGAATATATTGCAACGTGAACTGGTACAAAAATCTCATGAGCGACTATCTGAAACAGAACATTGCTTTTTGGATAGCACGCTACAAGAAAGACGACATCGGAACTTTTGACGAGGGCCACAAGCCAACCGGAGTAAAGAACCTCTACGGATGGCAATACACATCAAAAGGACATTTAAACGGAATCTCTGGGAATGTCGACCTTGATATTATTTTTTGACAGCTTTCTTTTCATACAGTTTTTCTTCCTATAAAAGCGGGATTCGTGTTGCAGCACGGATCCCGCACACAAAAATGATAAACCTCCCCCTTAAGGTTTATATATTCCCTCATGTACGGGTCCGCTCTTGCGGACCCTCTTCTTTTTGAGCAGCTGCGGGATCAGATGCGGGATACAGGCAACAAAGCCCGAAAACTACGCTGTTTATATCTGGCTACGGACCAGAAGGTCGAGGGTTCGAATCCTTTCACACACGGACGTGAAAAGCCTTGAAAAATCAACGTTTCAAGGCTTTTTCTTTTTCGCTCTTCCTGTTTAATTTTTTACATTTTTGTACATTTTTATACATTTAGATGCGGGATTAGATGCGGGATTGCATTTTATCAAATATATTTTTTTGAATATTTTTCAATCAGCTCTCCAGCCTTTTCGATATCATCCATATCGACATGAGTATAAATGTCAGCCGTGATCGAAATATTTGCATGCCCCATAAGCCGTTGAGCGGTCCTGATATCAATTTTAGCCTTACAGAGATCTGTACAGTATGTATGACGCAGACAGTACGGAACAAAATCATCCGCCAAAGGTAGCGGCGGAACGAGCGCATTTCGATACACCTTGCATCCCATTGAAATATTCATATCACGCTTCAGATGCGCACAGAGTCTCTTATACGAACTCTCAGAGTGCTTATTGCCCTTGCGATTAACACAGACAGGCTCAAACGGCTTCGTATGTTTTATGACTTCATATAGATCGGACGGGATCGGAACGTATCGATCGGAGTTTTTCGTCTTGGTCCCTCGAATATGTAGCAGCTTCTTTTGATGATCGATATCTCTACCGATCAGATTTATAGCCTCCTCCGGCCTGCATCCACATTTTAAGATCACAATAAAAAGTAAATACGCAGGATCCTTTTCATAAACCGCAAGAAGATGTTTTCTTTCGTAATCGGTAATGCTACGGCGATATCCGCGAGTGCATTCCGGAAGGGACAACCTCACAGCCGGACTAAACGGGATAAGCCTGTTTTCAACCGCAGTTTGAAAAAGAAAAGATATCTCCTGCTTGAGTGACTTGCAATGAGAATAGGACATCCCGGCGCAGCTGTTAAGAATGTTCTGACATTCGACAGCCCTTACATCACCCAGAGCCTTACGGCCGATCACAGGGGAAACATACTTCTCATACCGGCATTTGATATCACGCAGCCCTTGAACTTTTGATTTATATGTGTCAAAAGCTTCCTCAGCCCACTTATCAACCGTGGTATGTCGGTCATAGACAACAACATCCTCCTGAAGTTGCCTTTTCTTAAGAGCCTTCTTCTCATATAATTCCTCGACAGTATTCGCATACACTTCATATCGTTTACCGCGATAAGAAAAAGAAGTTCTGTAATTATATGTCATTTTCCGCCTCCGAAAATACTATAATTGCACCGGTACAATTAATATCCTACCTGGCCGACAGCATATTCAGCCTGTTCGCGCGTGAACTGGCTACCATATTCAGAAGTCAGCTGGTCAATCAGCCCTTCTCTTGAAAAAGTAGTAAGTGCAAGATATTCACGAGCTGCCTTGACCGCCTGTTCATTCCAGTCAACCATTCCGTGATCCTCGAGATACGAGACAGCGAATTCAGCATCCTCTTTCGAGTACTTGTCCGCATATTCCGAAGATAACTGGTCAACAAGTCCCTTATGAGAAAAAGAAGTTAATCTTAAATAGTCCTCAGCTGCCTTTACAGCGTTTTTCTGACTCATGGACATATCAGAATCAGACCCTTGATACGGTTCTTCAAAATCGGAAGCAGCTGCTTCGGCTTTTTCATCTTCTTCTAATGTTTCACGAACAATTCTCTCAAGATCTTCATTTGCCAAAGAGTTTTTCTCCGATATATCGTCTTGAAGCACTTCGGAGGAATTGTTATCATCCACAACTCTGATCTTGGGAGCCTTGCTGCTTTCAGAAACCGACGGACTACTGCCACAGCCACAAAGGAAAACACTCACAACAAAGAGAACAATCAATATCCTTTTCATACCGAACCTCCTATCTTATACAGCCGCCTTTGAAGATCGAGAACCTGTATCTTGCCTTTTGACACCCAAAGAAGACGCAACAATATCCTTAGCATCCTCAGATTTCTTACGGTATGCCATGATGATAGCCTTCTCTTCATCTGAAAGAACAAATGGAGCAGCAGGCGCATCACCCGTGATGAGATATTCCACTGATACACCGAAATACTGCGCGATCTTGTACAGCTTCTCACCTTTACTGTTTGAAGAAATTTTTGCGATTGACGTAGGTTTTTCGCCGAGTTCGATCTCAAGCCTCTGAACCGATACACCGCGATCCTTACAAAGTCCTTTAATACGCTCAAAAGTATCCATATGACACCTCTCTGAAAAAATTCAAATTTAAGGGGTTGACAATTAGAACTAATTCAAGTATCATACGGGTAAAGGGTTTGAAGTAGTTCAAACAAAACGCACATATGATAGTGAAATAGTTCAAAGTTTATCCGACACATAAATATTAGAACTAATTCAAAAACTTTTCAAGCACTACATCTGTGCGCTTCAAACCCTAATCAACAATATATGGGAAGGAGGCACCAAATGATCTACGAAAACATCATAAAACTGGCGAGTGAAAAGAACCTGACGATACAGAAGATTGAAAAATCCTGTCAGCTCGGACAGGGAACTATTTCAAAGTGGAAAGAAAGCAATAATCCGAAAATCGACAGCCTGAAACGTGTCGCTGATTTTTTGGAAGTAACCGTAGAGCAGCTGATCGCCGGGTAGAGAATAGCATGATAAAAATAACACCGAAGAAAAAGATGTACATAAATATGACAGCTCGGACGCAGACAAAACAGATCATATGCGATCTTCTTTGCGAAGCGATACAGGCAACGGCAGCGGGCGATGACCTTGTCGAATTACGATTCGATCCGGCAAAGGAGATTGTTCACGCAGACTTCCGAGACAGTTACGACGCAAGACAGATTAACGTAGCAATGGATTCAGGCTGGGCGATGATAAAAGACATCGTGAATCATATAGATATCGGGTGACGGAATGATACAAAGAGAACTCGAAAACGATATGAAGAAGTTTGTAGGCGGAGGATCCTTTATCTCCCCAGGAGAACTGACACGGTATCTCGGACAGAAAAATACATCCCGGATACGAGAACAGTTCATGGACGGAGCATTTCGAATCGAAGGGACGAAGAAGTATTTTATCCCGGAGGTTGCGAGAAACATCTACCAAAGCGGGCAGTGGTAGGTAGAGGACAGGGCGCGACATGTTCCATAGAAAGTAAACCTCAAAGTAACTCCATTCAAGAACCGATTATGTAAAAACACCGATACGTGCTTAACCGTCGCGCCTTGCCCTGTACGGAACGATCAAAAGTGATGATAAGGCCGCTCGAGTAACTATAAACAGATTTTATATGTCGAAAAACATACCTTGTATCAGCAAAACGGGCGGTCTTTTCATATAAATACGGAGAAATATGACACCTGACGGAAAGTATATTATTGCAGTCGATTTCGACGGAACACTCATTCACGACAATAAATGGCCGGACGTTGCGGGACTCCCGGACGAGCATCTGATAAATCATCTGATATGGCAGCAGAAAGTCTTGCACAACAAAGTCATCCTCTACACATGCAGGACCGGAGATCACCTAAAAGCCGCAGTTGATTATTGCAAAGCAGTGGGCCTTGAGTTCGCTGCGGTCAACGAGAACCTTCCGGAGCTGATAGAAGCATACGGATCCGACTCAAGAAAGATCTCAGCGGACATATACATCGATGATCGCGCTTGCCACCCTGGATCAGTCAGCTGGAGCTTCTTCAATGAGTTCAGAATGAGTGTTACAGATTTACATCTTTATAAGAAGGGGGATAAGACAACATGAAAAAAGTGAGGGACAGAGTATACGAAGCGGGAGTCGTAATATGTTTTCTTTCAGTTGCCGGATTCACTGAAGCAATAACAGGCGAAGGATCACAAATGGCGTCAATCGTATGGCTTGCGATCGGACTCATCATGTGCTTTGTCGGGTACGTAAAATGATCGAGCCGAGTATCAACGCAAGAATAGTTGAACGAGCTGACTACATATATGCAGACACACTTCTTCACGAAGGAACCATAGAAGAAGTCAGCGAAGAAGTCAAAGAGTTCTTCGAACAGAACCATATAACCAGGCTCGACGAACTGATAACAAATATGGATAAGCGGGAAATGATTACGGTGTGCGCAGTAGCCGTCCGGAAATATCCTCTCGCATACATGCAAGTACTAGCAGAACGAATAATCGAACTTACAAGGAAGGGGAGAAAGCAAAATGAAAAGCATTGACATCTACACAGAAGGGGAAATTGTCCTGATCCAGGCAAAGGTTGACAAGGTACATATCGAAAAGGACAGAGAAACATACGAGCTCTGCGATATGGCCGGAGACAAATTCAAACACAGATTTACAAAGAGGGACATTTACCCACTGCCGACAACGGAAGAAAAGGCAGAAGAAGACGAAGAACTCGAAGACGAAGTTTTTTAACAAGAGGGCAAGGGAATATGAACAAAGGGATCAATTCATGCAACATATGCAACGGGGATGACGCGCTCGTACATATAGGTATGGCGGCAGCGGGCCTCGAAAACAATCAGCACATTTATATAGAAGGAAAAGATCTTCAGATAGTATTCGACGATCCGAGAATTCCTTCTATATACATACCAATCAATTACTGTCCGCGATGCGGGCATAGGCTCAAAGAAAAGATTCACAGTATAACCGCATAAGAAAAGCCCGCAACCGGGCTCTTAACTACTCGATTATAGATATTAAAGTTAGAAGGAAAACTGAATGTATAGACTCGACATTTACAGATTCGGGTCGTCTACAGAATACGAATATAAGCACAAGGGAAACTACGGAGCAAAGGGAGAACAGAGACAGAAGAAACAGAAACGGACACCGGAGGATATTGAGAGACAGAACCAGTATCAGAGAACGAAGACGGTCAGACATCTAATCAAGGCGAACTTCAAAGAAGGTGACTTCTGGACAACACTGACCTACAAGGACAAAGAAGGTAAAACGATCAAGGACATTTCGAAAGACGTTTCGAAGTTCCTGACGAACATACGGTATCAGTACAAGAAGGTAGATATCCCTTGTAAGTACATATACCGAATAGAGATCGGATCAAAAGGCGGTGTTCATGTTCATATCATCCTGAACAGAATCGTTGACCTGGACCGCCTCATTCAAAAATACTGGACTCACGGAAAGACCTTCAACGAGCTTCTTGATGATGGAACTTATGAACAACTTGCGGATTACATCGTCAAGCCTCCGACGGATCAACAAAAGAAGCTTCTCAAAACCTTTGATGAAGATGCAAAGAAACTGATCCGATATTCATGTTCACGAAACCTTGAGCGTCCCGTTCCCGAGACAAAGATATATTCACAGCGCACAATGCGCAGCGTATTCAATAACGACCTCATCCCTGAAAAGGGATACTACATCGACAAAAACAGCATAAGGCGCGGCGTGAACCCGTATTCTGGTTACGGATATCTGTACTACCAGGAAGTCAAACTTACAAAAGATAAAAAGGCGGAGCCGGTACATATATGCGAATGTCCTATTTGCCATCAGTTCACACTTGATTTCGTCAGATGCGATTGCCAGACAAAACGAAAACATGGAAGTAAACGTATACACAGATAGCACAATAAAGAACCCGAAACGAGGAGAAGGAACAGCCATGTTCTTGATCGAATGCCCTCAGAAGCCGGACAACGTCGTAAAAGGATTTGTACACTTACCCGACACGACAGAGGATGCCATAACATTAACGGCGATCATCGAAGCTCTACAGCGATTCACGCGCCCGACAACGATCAAGATATTCACAAAGAGCAATATCTATCACGCAATCTACACCGGGCGAATATTTGAAGCAAAGGATGACGGATACCTGACAAAGAAGGCGCAGCCGGTAAAGAACGCTGAACTGTGGGACATATTTTTCAAGCTGGTACCGAAACATAGCTGGTCAGTTACGCAGGAAGATCACTCATTCATGAAACTTATGAGATCGGAGCTGAAGAAATGGCCAAAAGTATAATACAGCCGGACAAAAGCGAATGTTTCCTGTGCGCATTCGAAGGAAAACCTTCTCCGGAATATCTTGAGAAACATCACTTTATGCACGGGACAGCAAACCGGAGACTTGCAGAACGTCACGGACTTTGGGGATATCTTTGCAAGGATCATCATACCAGGCTACACGACAAGGGCGAGAACGATATGTTTTTGATGCAAGTAGCTCAAGGACGGTTCGAAGTGCTGCATAGTCATGAAGAATGGATGGAGATCTTCGGCAAGAACTATCTCATCATGTGATCATATCGGGGAAATGGGCGGGGAGGTCTATGTTACCTCAACCAATCTGAGACAGGAACAAAGGAGCCGCCTCCTGCGGTACCCGATTGATATAAAAAGCGCGCAAGGTTGAAACACCTTAAAAAACTACTAACCATGCCTAAGTATCACGAAACCATTAAGCCCGGGCAGAAGGGAGGCTTATGCGGAGTATAAAGCGATTGAAGGGGATAACTACACAGACATTACTTGCGCTGTCGGTATTAACGGCGGCAAAGGGAATCAATACATTCATGGGACATCAAGAGAGCTGGTACAACCTCAAGATGACAAAGGTTGTGCAGCGGGCGGATGCATATTACGGACTGAGCGACGTGTACGCGATCCGCAAAGACGGAGTGAAGACATATAACGGTTTCGTCATATGCGCCGGAAACTATCAGGTACACCCATACGGATCTGTAGTAGACACATCACTCGGGACCGGGATCATCCTGGATCATACCGGCAAAGAGACAGACAAAACCGTAATAGACATTGCTACAAACTGGTAACAAGCAAGGAGGCAGAAATGTTTGATAAGTTCGGAGAGTTCGATTCATTTCACGAAATAAACAAAGCAGCTGAAGGACTGAAGGAAGAAGGAGATATTGATTCTCTCAAAGAGCTGGCCAAAGAGAACGGGATCGACATTGAAGACGTGAACGATTATATCGCCGGCAAGATGGCATATCTCACAACAGCGCTGACTGCAGCTGTAGGAAAGCTTGAAGTAGAGAAGAACAACTATAAGCACGAGTTCATCTTCATAGACTGGTTCAATTACATCATGACGTGCGTAACGGATCCCAAGAACGAAAGAATGAGAACAGCTGTAAGACTCAAAGGAAAATCAATCAAGGGCTGTTACGGATACATCCTGAACTGGTCCGAGAAGAAAATGCAGCCCGTAGATCCTGAGATCAAGAAGGCAGCAGGCTTCAAAAACGGACAGGTTAAGATGGGAATCCCTGACATGAACACAGCCAAGACTCTGATCAAAGAATACTATCTCGGGAGGTAGCCTATGAGCACAACAACGAATCCGGGCAACCTCAAAGAAGTCAAAGGGATTGAGAACTGGGCAAAGAGTCAGTATAAGACACATTACGTCTACTATCGACGCAAAGGCAACTATGCCGAATGCCATTGCTCTGAATGCGGAAACCGGTACGTGATCCGAGCGCTCCCGACAGAGGATCCTTTTAAGGACGCAGCACTTGATATTGAGAAGCCCGAAAGAAATAAAGCGACAAAATGCAGAAGCTGCGGAACAAAAGCGGTATATAAGCCCGCAGGGCATACGGCTCCGGAATATCACTTCAACCGGATATGTTACGGACAGAAGATCGACAATGAGCATTTCGTCTTCAGGATCTTTTACAGCACACAGAAGGCCTACGCTGATTGCAAGACAAGCTACAATACCGTAGAAGTAAAGCGAATCTTCCTCGAAAAGGGCAAGAAACCGATACGGTACAGCTGTAACCAAGTTTACTTCTACAAGGATTCGGTCGGCGAATTCTGGAGCTATATCGTACACCCTCGTACATTTGCGAACATAAAGAACACAGGGATGTTCAAATACGTTCCGGTCGAGGAAGAGATCACAAGGCGTTTCTGGTCGAAGCAGTGGGTTATGGATTACTACATAGCAGCTGCACGGTATCCGGATTTCGAAATGATCCTGAAGATGGGACTGACCGAATATGCAAACAGACTTGTCATGAGGTATCCGACAAACATTAACCCGAGAGGCAAGACGATCGAAAACAGACTGAGGATATATAAAAGCCGCATACCGGACTTAATAAAAGCAAAAGGCGACCAAAAGAGCACAAACATGTTCCAGCTCGAAAGAAGAACCGGGCGGCACTGGACAGATGAAGAACTTGAAATATACAAAACGCTGCGAGAGAACAACTACGACGATAAGTGGACCGTCACACTCAAGTACATGACCTTGACAAAGCTGAAGAACTACATGATCAAACAGCGGATGTATCCGAAGAAAAAGGACACCTGGCAGACATCGAGCGACAAAAGGAACCTCCGGAACGAATATTACGACTACCTGATCATGAGAGCTGAACAGGGGTATGACATGACAAACGAGATTATCCTGTTTCCGAAGGATCTGAGAAGAAGACATGACGAAATGATCCTCGAACGAGAGAAGCGAGAACAGGATAAGCGCAAGAAAGAAGTGCTTGAGAAGTACCCGAAGATCAAGCAGAAGTACCGGAGATTGTCAGAGAAGTATTCAGCCTCAGCGGGCGGATACATCATCAGACCGGCAAAGGATGCAGCTGAGATCGTATCCGAAGGAAGAACACTTCACCACTGCGTAGGCGGGGACAGTTATCTGAGAAGCCACAATGCCGGAAACAGCTTCATTCTCTTCTTAAGACCGGTCAAAGAAAAGGACATACCATACATCACGGTCGAGATCAGAGGAGAAGAAATAATCCAGTGGTACGGAGCCTACGACAAGAAACCGAACGAGAAACTGTTTGACGCATGGCTCAAAAAATACACTCAAGAGCTCGAAAAGCGTAAAAACAAGAACAAAACCGTCAAAAAATCGAACAAAAGCGTACAGAAAACCGCGTAATTGTACCGGTGCAACGGAGGGAAAACATGAGCGACGTTACCAAAATGCTTGAAGAAGCAGATCATCTTGCGACAACACTGAACTTTATCAAAAGATGTTGCCAAAACACGGAATGTGATGACTGTTATTTTTTCGACGGATACAGCTGCGCATTCCATTTATCAGCGGCACATTGGGAAATAGAGAAGATCATGCTGAACGTAGGCCGCGCAATAGGAAGGAGGGAAAACGATTGAACGATTTACAGATATTCAACAACGAAGAGTTCGGACAGATCCGAATGATAGAGCTTGACGGTGAGCCGTGGTTCATAGGCAAGGACCTCGCGGATGACCTGAAGTACCAAAACGGTAGTCGAGATATAGCAAGACACGTTGATGAGGAAGACAGACAAACAATCAATGTCCATGACGGCACACAGTACAGAGAAATGATCATTGTCAACGAATCAGGAATGTACGCGCTCATTATGGGATCAAAGCTCGACAATGCCAAGAAGTTCAAAAGGTGGATCACAAAAGAGGTTATACCCTCTATCCGGAAGAACGGCGGATATATAGCCGGACAGGAGAAGATGACACCTGCACAGATCGTAGCTAACGCTCTCATAGTCGCAAACAACATCATCGAAGAGCGAGACAAGCAGATAGCAGAGATGCAGCCCAAGGCAGATTACTTTGACACCCTAGTTGACAGAAAGCTCAATACCAGCTTCCGGGATACAGCGAAAGAACTGAACATCGGGGAGCGCCGCTTCATAGAATGGCTCAAAGAGAACAAGTACATATACCGCGATCAGAAGAAACAGATCAGACCGTATTCAGAGAAGAACAAGGGACTATTCGTAGTCAAAGAGTACAGAGCACAGCATTCGGATCATGCCGGACTTCAGACACTGATCACACCAAAAGGCAGAGAGACATTCAGATTGCTACTGGGAGGGGAAACGGAATAATGTACCCGAAATACTATGACCAGTGTTGCGAAACAATGAAGGAATATATTCGTGAGGGTTTCAGAAATTCATATTTCGAAAAGCCTGATCATGAGTGCGAATGCATAGTAATTGACACAGAAGGCCACAGGTTCAAGTCAAGATTCTATAAAAATGAGCTTGGCACATGGGTATGGGATATCACGAAAAGCAGAAGTTACCCTTTTGCATGGTGGAAGGAGATAGATAATGAAGATCAAGACAACAACCACAACCACAGAGATCGAATGTAATGCCGAAGAACTAAGGCAGAGCAATTCGGTAGCAGACGGCATATTAAACACTTTAAGAAGATCATTCAACGGACCGCTGCCATCTACAGCATATACGGAGCCGGAAGAAAGCGATGAGAAAGAAGAAAGCGAGGAAGAAGAATGAACGAAGTAACGGTAGAGAATGTCAAAACATTTGAGGATCTGAAGAGTCAGCTCAATATAGAACTGAACAAAGCAGCGATCAGCTTCGTCCGGATCGGATATCTCTTAAAGACGGCTCGCGATACAGATATCCTGAAGGACACGGAGTATAACGATGTAAACGACTTTGCCGCAAAGGAGTTCGGACTTGACCGCTCTCAGGTATCAAGATTTATGAGGATCAATGACAGATTCTCAATAAGCGGATATTCCGAACAGCTAAAGGTCGAATACGAGGGATACGGATCAGCGAAGCTCTCTCTCATGCTCACGCTCCCGGATGAGATAAACGAAGAACTTTCTCCGGAATATTCCAAAAGCGACATACAGGCCATCAAGGAAGAGTACGAGGAAGAACAGAAGATCTCACCGATCGAAGTTATGACTGAAGAAATACCCGAAGACGAACCGGATGAATTCATAGCACAGATCACGAAGCAGCTGAATGACGAACACCCTGAACCGATAAACAATATTCACTGGGGAATAGAGCACGGAGTCGAGATCGACGAAGAAGACATCAAGGATGCTTACATGCCCGCCGGAGACTGCACATACAATATCCGCATCGCAGGACAGGGACGATTCATGGTGAACTGCAAGAGCGAACAGATCACGATCGTAAACATGAGGGATCCGGGAAACAAGACATCGCTACCGTGGTACGAATTCATGAAAGCCACGCTTGAGGATGCAAAGACAAGAGACTTTAAAGCAAAAGAAGAACCTACAAAGCCGAAAGAGAAGCCTAAGAAGGTAGAGAAGAGCCAGGCGGCCAAAAAGGAAAAGCCGAAGAAGGAAGAACCGGAAGCAGCAGGCGAACAGGAGATAATGCCGAAGCCGGTAGAGAACACCGAGGCAGCAGGCGAAGAAGCCGATGAGGTTCAGAAAGCAATACTCGACGAGCTGAATGTCCTGAAGGAACAAGTAGAGAAGAAACTATGGCATGCAGCAAATGAAACGGCCCAGGATCTCGCGCAGCGGATTAAATCAAAATGCTTGTAAGGAGAAAAAATGCGCATCAACAAAATTCACTACTTGAAAATTCAACCGGAATACTACCAAGCCGTCACCAGGGGAATAAAACAATTTGAACTGCGCAAGGACGACAGGGACTACAGAGCGGGCGACTATGTTGTTTTACAAGAATGGGACGGCGAACAGTACACAGGGCGCGAGTCATTTCAAATGTTAATCAAGTACGTTCTGCGAGATTGTCCGGAGTTCGGGCTCAAAGAAGGCTACTGCATTTTAGGATTTTAGGAGGCGAAGAATGAACAGAAACAGAAACATGAAGATCGACTTTCGAATCAACGGAAAGCACGACCATTACATCGAACCGAAACACGGAAAGAGTGTAAAGCGCAGAGCAACGAAACCGAAGAAAAATATTTAAACCAATATGGGAGGATGACAAATGAAGACAGCAACAGGAACATGCAAATATTGTGGACAGATAGCAACTCTTCAGGTCCCGGAGGAATTCACCCAGGAGATCATCGATGAAGAAGCGACCAAGAAGTGTGACTGTCCGGAAGCTCAAGCATTTACAAAACAGCAAGAAGAGATAGCAAACGCTGAAGGTATGATAAAAGATTTCTTCAAGGACAGAGAAGGAATGCAGAAGATCAAGGATATCCTTCTCTCGGCTGTAGAGCCTTTGGCAAAGTCAGAGATCGGAGCGATATCAATATCAAAGGACGGCTACACAGGATCCATGAAGCCGACAAAAGACGGCATCAAGGTATCACTTAAGTACACGACAGTTGATTCTGTAGAGTCGTGAGAGGAGTGAGAAGATGGATAAGGGGTTTGCGCTGATCGTAATGATAATCATGTTTTTACCAATCGCGGTTTTTACCTTTGCGGTCAGCTGGGTATTGGACAATGAAAGAGATAATCAAAGACAATCTGATAATGATAATGACATGCGCATTTATGTTCCTCAGCGGTGTTGGCATAGGCGCGGCGATAACAGATGCAATAAACAGATGGGACGGAGGAAACGACAATGAGAGTAATGATAGACATTGATACAAGAGCAATATGCTGCGCACTGATGCACGATAAACGAAAAATCAGAGTTGTACTGGACGAGATCAGAGCGATGGTTAACAGAATATCTGATATTTTCGAAGAACTCAATCAAAAATCCGCTTCACGGGAAGCTGAGGCAGAGCTCAGTACAGTATCACAGATCATAAAGGAGCCGATTGCACCGGTACAACAGTCAGAACAGGATAAAAAGAACAAAACTGACAAAATAAATCCTGAAAATGAAAAAAAATCACAAAAACGTGAGATAAAATCACAAGATCAAGAAATCAAGCCCGCGAAGAAAGAGTGGAACGAGGAACAAAAGAAAGATATCGCACTCATCAAACAAGCATACCAGGCAAAACGCTCAGCAAAGAACAATACAAGAAAACGCACCGATATCGATGATAGCCTTATCGTCTACATGCGGGATGAACAACACAGAACGATCAAACAGATAGCGAACGAGATAAAATGCGCTCCTCAGACCGTACTGAACCGATACAACAAGGCAAAGATCAAAGCAGAGAAGGGAGGCGACAAGAAATGAGAAGAAGATTCAGGACTACGTCGAACAGCATAGCAAATAGCCATCAGCGAAATACACAAGAGCCGGACAGAAGGAAGATAAACATAGAACGTATCGAAGCGATGGCAAAGAAAATGCAGATCAAGCTCGGAACAGATTGATGCGGGAGGGGAGTATGACAGCCAAAGAATACTTACTACAGATTCACTTTATGGATATCCACATCGGGCAACGAGTAACACAGCTTCAGCAGATGCGAGACAGAGTCCGCATCATGGAATCCTTCGATTACTCAAAAGATAGAGTTCAGTCGACTCCGACATCCGGAAACAAACAGATCGAAGACATCGTTGACCTCGAGAACGAGATCAAGGCACTGATCGAGAATGAACAAAACCTGAAACACAAGATCATATCCGAGATCCAAACACTCGCCGATGCAAATTATGTCGAGATACTTTACCGGAGATATGTTGAAATGCAGACATTTGAACAGATATCATGTGATCTTAACTACGCTTATCATTATGTCTGCACATTACACGGCGAGGCATTGAAAGAATTCTCAAATAATGTTCTTAACTTTTCTTAAGTTTTTTTGGAATCAATGTGATATTGTGATAACGGAGAGAGCAGCGGGAGAGATCCTTGCGGCTCTTTCCTGTTTTCTGCCTCGGCGGTCAGCATATCGCTCATACGAGCTGGCCGCTAAGGCAGAGGAAGGCGGAAACAATGCAAGACTGGGCGAAGGCTTTTTACAAATCTCAAGCGTGGCTCAAGTGTCGCAACTCTTACATCCGATCACGGGTCAGCCTGGATGGCGGCATATGTGAAGAATGCAAAGAGGAACAAGGCTATATAGTACATCACAAAGTCTACCTCACGAAAGAGAACGTAAATAATCCTGAGATCAGTCTCAACCACGACAATCTCATGTATGTTTGCAAAAATTGTCACGATCAATTTGACGGTCACGGCGTAAGGAAGCATCATCCAAGGCCACTCGTCGAATTTGACGCTACGGGGATGCCTATACGCATGCGCTCGCACGCGCGTGTGTGTGAGTGAGAGCGTTCGCGTGCTCCCCCCGTAAAAGCAATACTACCTTCTCCCCCGGGAC